CTTCTAGATGAAGTGAACAAAGACCGCGTTAGTGTAGTTTACGACAAGCTTATCAAGAAGATTATCACACCAGACCTTAGTGGTGTGGGCGGAGCAGACAAGGAATTCACTTTCGTGCACAAGTTCAACATCCCGATGAAGGAGCGGATCAAGTTCGGCATCGATGCAGATACCGGAGCGAACAATCGGAAGAAGCGCTATATGTATGTATTTGCATATGACGCTTATGGAACTCTTGTTACCGACAACATAGCGTATTGTCAGACGTACAGCACTCTGTACTACAAGGACCCGTAGATTTCAGTAATAAATCGCGATAGCATAAAATCTGCCGGATCCAAGAGCCCACTGACTCTCGAATCCGAGAACCGACCACGGCTATGCCCGCGTTCGATTCCCCATGCCTGCCGTATTCCTATCGCCCACCAAGGGACGACTGGGCGATAGGAATTCGGCAGGCATGGGGAATAGAACCGGGCATAGCTTAGTCATTGTTATACCAATAAAGACTCAAGTATTCGAGAATGTTTGTGCAAATATTTGCAAATGTTTGTCATAAGTCAACATCGCTAAGTCAACAGACTATTAAAGGTGAGGTCTAGCTCTTGGGTTAGACCTCACTCCTCCAGCCTCAGCATGGCCACGCTAGAGATTCGTTCGTTCAACCTGACGGTATCGACGAAAGAGCCGATATCCGACGAATCTGTGGCCGCTATCGCCAAGTGGATAAGGAAAAGCGCTGCGTATTTCTACATCGTATGTGAAAATGACACCGGCAAGAGACACCTCCACGCCACCATCGTATTCGAGAAAGCCCGCGACAAGAAGAAGATCCAGTCGAATATCTGGGGACGTATGGTGAAACCGCACCATCCTACTTCGATCGGGAAGTATGCCGTCCACATTCAAGCCTGCCCTGGGTTATTGTGGTTGACGGAGTACCTCAAGAAGGACCAAGGCGTAGAGATCATCGATGAGTACCTGCCTGAGACACTCGACATGCTCGAAGGTTATTTCCCTACGGAAGAAGAGCAGGTACAATTGATGGCGTGTACTGAAGACAAAGTGTCTGATCCCTTCCTTGCTATGCATGAAGTGGTGTACAAGCAGTGGCTTACGGAGAATACATGGGTGTCCTCTTCAGAGACGGCGCACCAATATTTCAAGTTACGCATGTATGTTCGTAAGGATTTACGTGCAGTAATGGATCCTCGCAGGGTGCATCAGATGGCTTGTGCTCTCCACGCGTACAGTGTGGAATCGTACGCCCTGACAGCCCAGGAGCTGAATCAACACGTGAAGGAGCACATGTCCTACGATTTCGCCAGGTAGAGCGTATCCATGATTCGCTCGGTAGTGTCGGTATCCAAGACCTGGAACGGTATTTAAGCCCGGGCGAACATCACTGGGTAGATGCTCAGGGCCGTATTAGAGTTTATCAAACCTAAGCCCTTTTGCGTAATAAACATCCACAATGGCGTATTCAAAGGGCAAGAAATATGCAAAGAGGCGATATGGCAAGAAGACCAAGGGCAAGGCTCGTAAGGGAAACAGTTTCGCAGCCAAGGTAAAGAAAGTGATCCTCAAGACGGCTGAACCCAAAATGAAGCCGTATGGTCACAATGTCGCAGTAGCTAGGCAGATATATCACGATATGTATGCCGCTCCGTATACCCTAGATGATGCAGCTCAGATGCCTAGTCAGGGAATCGGTGACATGGAACGCGTAGGTGACGAAATCTACACGTCCCGTATTCAAGTCCAGATGCTTCTGGGCCAAAAGCAAGACCGTAAGAACGTGACCTTTAGGATCATTGTCGTCAAGTGTACCGATCAGGCCAAGCCAACTGGTTATGGTAACTTGTTTATCGGTACTACTGACAACTGTCTTCTAGATGAAGTGAACAAAGACCGCGTTAGTGTAGTTTACGACAAGCTTATCAAGAAGATTATCACACCAGACCTTAGTGGTGTGGGCGGAGCAGACAAGGAATTCACTTTCGTGCACA